CGAAATACTGACCCATTCTCGAATCGCAATTCATTTACGTTGTCCCTCTTTGCAGGCGCCATTTGTTTAAGCCAATCAGGCAGACAGTCATATGCAAACTTAACCTTATCAACAAAAATTTCTTTTGCATTAGGCTTATTATCTGCTATGATCGCGGCATTGATATTGTGATTAAATAGGCAAGTGTCAAGAAAAAGTAAGGCGTGAAATGTCGTCACGCCTAACTGTCGGGCCTTTAATATAATATTAAGATAATGAGGCTTCATAAGCTCTAACTGTGCCCAGTTAGGTTTGAACAACACTTTATTGCCTGATTTATCCTTTATGTAATAAAGGTTAGACAGGCGCCAAAGTTTGTTCGATAGTAGTTCTACCGCTCTGCTTTCCTCAAAATCCATTCTATTCCTTTCTATTTGCTATAGGAAAGTCTGGGGGGAAATACTCCCCTTTGACTTTGACCCATTCAAGGCTTCGCTTCTGAACTTTTCTAACGGGCAGATCGGCACAATCTTGACACAATCTTATTCCCCCAAGCACATGCTCGAAGACCTCTAAATCATCTTTTATTCCACAATTCTCACAACTAGGCTTGCTCCGGGCCTTTATCTGTTCCTTCGCTTTCCCCATTATTCTCCTTAGGCAGTTCCTTTCGATTGCTTAAAATCTCAAAGGCGGTTATGTCTTCGACCGAAATGAAGATGTCATTAACGTGGTCGTTCATCTTAAGAAACTTAGGATGCGCAACCAATTCATCTAACGTAGCATCATCACAATACATTCCAATTAGTTGACCGTTACCCAGAACGATCTTCAACATGTGAGCTTTTTGATTCGTCATTACTCTCCTATAAATATTCTATTCATTTTGGGCTTAGCACAACCACCCGATTGTTAACAGGAAATCCAGTTGATCATCCTGTAACTCAAGATATAGAAAATCCAATTAATTTACGACAAGACATATTTTTCTTGATTACTGAAATTCCAGTGTGATATCTTGTAAAGTAACAACTCAAACATGGGGGCATAAATGGCTAGTTGGTCTTTAGAAGTGAATGACGACGGGTATGTAGTGGTAAGAGGTAATGTTCCTTTACCTGAATTTCAAAAGCTTCTGAAGAAGTATTGCAACGACAATTGGATGGTCGATATGCAGTGGGCTAAAGAGTTGGACGCCACCTTTGTTATCTGTAAGCCAGAACTAGCTAAGGAGTGGAAGAAAAATGCAGCTCATTAACAATATTCCTACCTGGGGCGACCCGGACGCCGAAACAGTTTTACAGATGCAGGAGGCCTTTAAGCATGAAGCCGTTTACGGAGCTCTTATGGCAGATCACCATATTGGATATAGTGTCCCTATTGGTGGTGTACTTGCTTATGAAGGTAGGATTTGCGTCAACGGAGTCGGTTTTGATATCGCTTGCGGGAATAAAGCTGTTCGCGTGTCTGCTAACTCTAACGAAGTAAGAGATAACATTTATCGGACTATGAACGAAGTCCAGAAGCATATTAGCTTTGGAGTAGGAAGAAAAAACAAGGAAGTGGTAGAGCATGAATTATTTGATGATCCTCTTTGGAGGGATGTGCCCTTACTTGCCTCACTCCTACCCAAAGCACGTGAGCAACTCGGAACTGTGGGGTCTGGAAATCACTATGTTGATATTTTCATTGATGATCTTGATCGTGTTTGGGTTGGCGTCCACTTTGGATCGCGGGGTCTAGGGCATACAATCTGTACACATTTCATAGAAAAAGCGGGGGGGAAGGATGGAATACATGCAAAACCAGTTGTCTTGGACGAAACTTCCGACCTCGGAGAACAGTATCTTAAGTGCATGGACATCGCTGGTCAATATGCTTACGCAGGCCGTGACTGGGTGTGTTCGCGCGTTGCGAAGATACTTCGGACTGACATCGTGGAGGAAGTACACAATCACCATAATTTCGCATGGAAAGAGTCTCACTATGGCAAAGACTTATGGGTTGTACGCAAAGGGGCGACGCCTAATATGCCCGGCATGCGCAGTTTCGTTGGCGGTTCGATGGGAGACTATAGCTTCATCCTTGAAGGAGTGGACAGCCCTGAATCAAAGAGCTCACTCTATTCCACCATCCACGGGGCAGGACGGGTTATGGGTCGCGCTCAAGCTAAAGGGAAGTATAATCGCAAGACAGGTGAAGTTATTAGAGCTGGGCTGGTATCCAAGAACGACATGGAAGATTGGGTTAAACGTTTCGATGTCGAACTCCGGGGAGCTGGAGTGGATGAATCGCCGCATTGCTACAAACGCATAGAACAGGTTCTATTCGCACATCGCGATACGGTTAAGGTAGTACAGCGTCTAAAACCGATAGGCGTCTGTATGGCCTCAGAAAACGAAATAGACCCATACAAGGATTAACATGTACGTAGAAGAATTTAAGTCTAATGAAGATGTTGCTGAGCAATATGCTCGATATATGGATCAAGAAGATAAAGATCACATCCTAAAGACTCTAAATGAAAGCACAGTGTATATAGCATGGTACGGAGCTGGTGACTACTGCGGACAATCTTTTGTGTTATTTGAACACAACGGTATTCTGTATGAAGTTAACGCCTCTCACTGCTCATGCTACGGACTTGAGGGACAATGGGCTCCAGAAGAAGCTGACTGGAGAGCCCTCGCGATGCGAGATCATTTTCACGAAGAATATGATGGTAGTCAGACAGTTAACGAGTACCTACGCAAGCTTTGTGAGCAGCAACTCGGAACTTCTTTACAGTAATACCGCAACACGCTATAACGTAAGCACAACACAAAGGAGTGCTTATGAGAATCATAGCGATATCGAACCAAAAAGGCGGTGTGGGCAAGTCTACGACCGCTATCAATCTAGCTGCCGGGTTGGCGTATTGCGGTAATAAAGTATTACTGGTAGACATCGACCCTCAAGGAAACACCTCTAAAGGTCTTGGAATCAGCACCGAATCCAAGCTCACCATATCCGACCTTCTCTGCAATGAATCTGTATGCGTAGCTGATGTGCGTCAGCCCACCTACATCAAAGACCTTGATATCATACCGGCTGATCTATCTCTCGCCATCGCGGATATGAAATTGTCCTCTATGGGCGCAAAGGAATTTCGCCTGAAGAATAAGATCGAAAATGAGCAGCATGACTACATCATTATCGACTGCCCTCCTAACTTCGGAAACCTAACGATCAATTCCTTCATTGCAGCTAAGGAAATCATCCTGCCAGTTCAATTACGCTATTTTGCCTTGGAGGGCGTCAATAGCTTCATTGAGACTGTCAACTACATCAACGAAAAAATCGGCTGGGTTCAAAAACATAGGATCGAGATTACAGGCGTCTTAGTAACCTTCCACGATCTACGCGCAAACGCAGCTAAGGAAGTAAATACAGCGCTTCAAGAAATCTTCGGAAACAAGTTGCTAAATACAGTAATACCGCAAAACATCAAGCTGGATGAGGCACAAAAGAACGGCAAGTCGATCTTCGATTACGCACCGGATTCAAAAGGGGCAGAAGCTTATCGTAGCCTAGTGGAGGAAGTAAAATGTCGAGTATAGATCAGGCTAAAGAGAGCATAAAAAAGAAGATGAGTTTAATGGATTATGAAGGAATACCGCAATCCGATAACACAGCAACACAGCAAGAAGTAAAGACTTTAAAACAGGAAAAAGTTAAAGTCACAGTTTACCTGACTGAAGAGCATTGGAAAATGTTTAACAACTTATGCTTGCAGGAGATGAAGCGATCAGGGAAGCCTGAAAAATCTCAAATCATCTGCGATGCTATCGAAGCACTCTACAAAGCCCGGCAATAACCGGGCCTTTCTTATGCCCCTGTTACGGCACTACTGGATCCTGCCACTCTGTTGAGTTTATAATCTCTCGATTCAAATACCAGATCGCTTTGCGGAGATCCTCAACCCGATCGCCCTTCTTACCTGCCCTCAGTATATACTTCACAGCATTGCCTAGATGGAACCCAAGATCGAAACCCTCTATAACTTCAATGCTCTCCATGCCGCGCCCTTTATAGTGCGCCGGATTATTAACATTATCCATTTAAGTAATCCTCAGGGCGCACAGCCTTAAGAGTTAATCTACCATCCACCCACGCATGTTCTAAGATGCCAAAGCCGTGAACCATCTCATCTGCTAAGCACTTGCCATACTCCTGAATCGAAACTCCGGTCATCTCCTTATGAAAATGCTTCAAAGCTTTTGTAAGCTGAAAGCCTACATCTTCAGGATGGTAATCAGTTCCCCACATAGCTCTATTCACCACACGCTGAGGATCCAAGATCTCCTCGGCGTAGGTGAATTGACGAACCCTTCCTATATGCTCTAATTCCCTTAGAGCCTTACGAAAAGAATTCATTAGCAAGCTCCACGGCAGCGATCATCTTCGCGTTCATCATTAATATTATCGAGGATCAAGGTTAATCTGGACTGTATAACCTTCATATCACTCAAGTTCTTACCTAAACGAGCTATCTCATTAACTAATTGTTCGATCTTAATATTAAGTGCTTTAAGATCTTTCTTCGAAGTTTCTTCAATGAAACTAACTGTGTCGTCATCAAACATTTTCTTTCTCCTGATAGTGTTAAATTTAAATGGCCATACTGGCATATCATCCCACGTGATAGCGCAACCCTGATATCTTAACTGCTCCGGCCCCGGATCTGCATAATCGCCCAAAGATACGCAGCTTGGTAAGGGCTCGTATCTCCTAAAGCGAACAGTCTGCTGAGGCCTCTTTCGGATTCTGCGCTTACGGTCGGGCTTTCTAAGATTGACCACCCACGCGTCATTCAAGATCCTCGTCCCCTGATTAAACTTTCAGCCGAGTACATCCAGCTCAGGAACGAAGCTAAATCGGTGCTCATATTGAGGCTTGTAAACTAGTTCCATTACACCTTCTCCCCTCTCATCATTTTCTTAAACCTGCGCCAATGATTATTCTGTGTCTCCTCTTTGCCTACC